TCACCCAATTCTCCTTTTCAAGATGGTCAAAACCGGTCCGCGCGAATCGGTGGCCGATACCTTGTTCACTGCATCGATCAACTGCCCCAGCTCGGCGCCGGAGTAGTGACTGGTCACGCTGCCATTTTTGTGCCCCAGCAAAGACTTTCGATCTTCTTCTGAGACACCTGCTGCTTTTAGGCGTCGTCCAAAGGTATGCTTCAAATCGTGAACCCTTATGGAAGCGAACCCTGGATGGGCCGGCCGCATATGCTGCTCCTGCCAGAGCTTGGCCGACCTCTTCCGCGCTTTCTGCCAGGCCGAGTCGTTCATCCGGTGCATCGCGGAATCGTTGTACGGGAATACCCACTCCCGATTGATGCCGCGCTGCCCCTCGATGATCGACTTGGCCACGCTGTTCAGCACCACCAGCCGCTCGTCGCGGTTCTTCACGCCTGAGTTCGCATGCCGGCCGCCAAACTCGGCCGGTATGAGAAACACACTCGCGTTCAGCTCAGGCACGAAGATCTCCCAATCCCATCTCAGCTTGCAGACCTCTTGCTCTCGACAGCCTGTGTTCACCTTGAACAGGGCCATGCGCTGCAAGTGGTCCGGCAGCTCCCCGAAGAAAATCGACTGCTCCTCCCAGGACATGGGGTAGGGCTTCCGACTTGCCTTCTTCTCTTCCAGCTTGGTGAGCAGCGGTACGCTGTCGAGCCAGGGCCTGCGCTCTTCGTCCCGCCACTTCCGGCAGGCCAGCGACAGAACACGGATCGCTCGCTCGATCGCGATGTTCACCGTCCTGTTGCTGACTCCCTTCTTTACCTTCCCGCCTGGCAGTACCACGTCCGCTTTGCGATCTCGAATGAAAGGCGCCAGGGCCTCGTCATCTATATGCGTCAGCGGCAGGTGCCCTATGTAGTCGTCGAGCTGGTCCAGATAGAGCGCGGTCACCCTGAATGACGGCTGGTCTCGGTGCTCGACCAGGTACCGCGCCGCCGCTGCACTGAACGTCTTGATCTCGCGCACCCCGTAGATTTTTCGCTGACGCATCTTCTCGAGCAGGTGGATCAGGTATTGCTCTGCTTCTTGCCGGTCAGTAGTACCAGTGCTCTCTTGAATTCGCTCCCCTCGGTAGACTTTGTCGATTTTCCAGATGCCGCTCGGCATTTTCTGGAGGCCGGTGATTGCCTTTTTGGCCATGGGTTCTCCTTAGTGGTCTTCCCCTGGCGCTCGCTGCGGGGTCGATTGTTGTCCTGATTGCTCGCCTTTTCAACGGCCATCGCCTCGATGTAGGAATCCATCCAGGCATCCAGCTCCAGGCGGTCGAAGCCAACGCCCTGCTTGCCGATCGGGAACTCACGGACATAGGGCCTGACGGTGTTCTTGAATTCTTCCTTGCACATGCCGAGGTAACCGGGCGCTTCACCGACCCGGATGATTCTCGGCATAAGGCCAGGCTGTACTGCAGCGGTGGCATTCGCCATGTAGTGCTCCACGCCGCCGGTGGCGGCAGGTTGGTGGTCAGGCTGTGGCTTTCTCGATGGCTGCGGCAAGTCGGACCTGCGTCCCGCTACCATTGCCAGCTGGCTTTATCCGTTCGATGACCGCTAGCGCTTCTCTTGCGGCGGCCAGAAGATCGTCGCGCTGATCCTGTAGCGTGTACTCGGTCGCCAACTGTGCGCTGACCAAATCGGCGTGCCTCTCCAGTTCCTCGGTGTCGATGCCCGCACAAATGTTCACGCAGGCCACGATTCGGCGGGCATTGGCTTGTGACTTAGGGCCGAAGAACCACTTTCCAGGCGTTTCACTGGGATCAACATTGCAGGCCGAGGCAATACCAAACCGCATATCACCGGCCGGGCTTATCTCTCGCTGGTCATTTGGATCTACAGCCCAAGGCTCTGGCGTGTATTTCGTCATGGCAATAGCTCTCTATGCCCGCGCATGTCGGCGGGCTTGAGTAATAGGGGAGGGTTAGGCTTGAGGATGCCCGGCGCGCCGAAGGCTCTGGTCGATCAGATGGTTAAGCCGGGGCAGGTCGCAGACGTGGCAAATTGTGTTGTTGGTCGGCACCTTCTTGAACCGGGTCACCTCAAGCGAGTGGCCGCACTCCAAAAGGATCGCTCGGGTTCGCGTGCGATGGATCACGTACTTGGCGGTATTTTTGGTGATTGTTTCTTTCACCACCTTGTCGACCTGTATCCAGGTCTCGCCGACGACTTTCCGGCGTGCATCTGGGAAAGATGGCTCACTCATCGCGGCCCCCTGTAGGTCAGGTAGCCCATGTACATCAGGGGCAGGATCATGGCTGCTTCTCCGTAGGCGGATGAACCGGGCACGGCCAGCGCAGGGAGCCGTCGCCGGATGGGCAGGTGCAGGTCTTTGCTTCGATGAGGTCGGTCATGGCGCCACCTGCGCCGGATAGGGCGGTTGGGTTGAGATGGAAAACGAGCCGATCAGCGGAAGCCGCGCCCAGGCGCCAAAGTGGCCATGGCCAACGAAGTACCTGGTACCTGCCGCCATGGATGGTCCGAAGGCTGGAAGGCACAGAACTTTCTTGGGCTTCCGCCACCAGACTGCCCAGCGCCAGTAACCGCACCGCAGCGCCCAACTGGCGACTACAGCCTCTTCCTTGCCGCCGTAGCACCAGCTCACTCCAAGAAAAAGCTTTCCGATCTTCACTGCTCATACCTCTCATCAATCCACCGGCCAGGCGCCAGTGCGGGTGTAGGTCCGTTGTCTTGGGTTTCGTGCGGGGAGAGCTGGTGCTCGTTGCCGGCCTGGTGATTTCTGCCTGGCACGCCGCTTTGCTGAGAGCAGTTCTTGCCGCAGGTCTCTTCCCACTGGGTCGATCCGGCGCAGTTGGTGAAGTAACGCGCCCGGCCGCCGTCGTGGAACCGGTACACGGTGCAGCCGTCGACGGTGAACAGCCGGTCGACCTTGAAGTCGGAGCCGGCGCGGGTGGTCGATTCAGCCTCTTTCTGGCATCCGGCGAGGGTGGCCAGCAGCAGGAGGCAGAGGGCGAGGCGGGTCATTCGCTCACCTCATCAGCATCTGGTGCCCGGGCGACGCCGATCTCGATCAGGATTTCGCTGATCACCCCGCGCCCTTGCTCTTCCAGGAAGACGAAGTGCTTGTCATCGCCCATGTTGTAGTTCTCGAAGACGCCCAGTGCGGCGGACCACTGGGCTTCGCTAAGCTCCACTTCGTAAGGTCCAGTCTCGAAGACGTAGCCGCTGCGCAGTTGATCGATCAATTCATCCCGGGCCGCCAGTTCAGCCTGCAGCTCGGCGACTTGGCCGTGCTCGCATTCGTCGCTTTGGTCGTCGATCAGCTTAAGGCCCACCATTTCATCGTCGCGCCAACCACCGTAATCGTGGTCGTACCGCTCGCAGCAGAAGCCCTCGTCGCCGTCGCGGGTCGGGATCGTGTAGCTGTCGAAAGGACCGCCATAGGTCGGCACCATCCCGCCATCTGGGTGCTCGATCCACATGAAGAACTTGCGGCCTGTGATCGGGCATTCGTCCGGGCACCACCGTGCCGCCGTTTGTGCGCTGGGCATACGGATTCCTTGGCCGCCATATCGCGGCAGTGAATAGAGGGGAGAGGGGTTACAGCTGGGTGGAGTACATCTGTACTCCTAAGGTCAGGAGGGCTTGCGCTCCAGGGCGGCGCGGGCCAGTAAAAGAGCCTCGTCTAGGTATGCTTCTGACCAGTTGTGGCCACGCTCATTGACACTGCTGGAAACTGGATATGCGGCGCCGACAAATGACCGCAGCGCGTCATATGCCGCCAGCTCATCGCGTTCAACCGGCGCGCCACGGTCGCAATCCTCGCACGACTCCAGGATAGGCGCGTTGCCATCGTTGGCGTCACCGCTGCGGCCAACCATGATTTTCCCAGTGTCGCCGCAATACTTGCACTCTGGCGCGCTCGGCTCTGCGCCGGCAAAAGCTTCACCACACTCCGGGCATCCGTCCTTGTTGGCGTAGCTGTGAGCGCACTCGTCACCTCCACGATCAATCCTTGAAACGCTTCTTCCTAGCCAGTCACCGATCTTGCGCAGCAACTTAAATTCCTCTGGGCTTCGGCCGCAACCATCATCGAACCACTCAAGAGCTTCTTCGAGCAGAGCAGAAGCGTTTCTGGCATCGGACTCGGCGTTGTAAAGCGGATCGTTGAATACCGAACTTGCCACCGGCTCTCCGTGGTTCTGCTCGGCTCTCGCATTCCACAGCTCGATGGCCTTGTCGCGGCCTGGCTGCTCTTCACCCTCATCCTGGGCCACGCCAACTGGGCCACGGGCCAGGCAAGCCTCATGCGGCCCAGTCAGGCCTTGGCAGATCACCACTGAGGCATCGCTGTCTAAGCGCTCGATGAGAAAGGCCTGCTGGCCGCAGTAGGGGCAGGGCAGTATCTCGCTGACCATCTGGTTATCGCTCATGCTCGATTCTCCGATTGGTACCTTGCCTGTCGCTTCTTCGAGCAGGCCCGGTGGTTGCCTTGGGATCTCGCCCGATTGCACTCATCGCAGATCGGCGAATATTCGAGGAAAGGCATCGGCGCGCCTGGGCGCCGGGTCTGGGTGGTTCGGTAGAGCGGCCTCATGCAGCCTCCATCAGCGCTTCGATGACTCGCTGGCCAGCTAGGGGCGGCACCGCATTGCCCGCCATATGCATGGTCAGCCGGTGGTTGTCCGGGCGCAGCGTGTCGGCGGGGAAGCTCTGGGCGGCCAAGGCCTCGCTGGCGCTGAGCATGCGCATGCGGTCGCCGTCGACCAGGGCCCAGCGATCCAGGGTGGTGATGGTGCCGATCGGCCGGCTCATGTCGCGCCCGGTGAGCCCCGAGCCCTTGCCGTAGTAGGGCATGATGAACCGCTCGCCGAAGCGGGCCCGGCCATTGCGCACGCGGTCGAGGGTGGCTTGGGCGCGGCCTGGCTTCTCGATCTGCGACCAGCGCCCGGCGTCGAAGTCGAGGAAGCTGGCGGCCGGTACGTGCTGGCGCTGCTGCAGGTTGAGCATCAGCGGCGCCCGGCTGCGGGTTATCACCAGGAACAGCCGAACCCGGTGCTGCGGCACGCCGAGGTCGGCGCAGTCCACCACATGCGGCGCGACCTGGTAGCCCAGCGCCTGCACCGCGGCCAGCCAGGCCGGATACAGCGCCCAGTCGGTGAACTCGGGCACGTTCTCGACCAGCGCGGCCGATGGCCGGTGAAACTCTAGGGCCGACACGACCGCCCAGGCCGTCGACCGCGACGAATCGTGCTGCGGGTTGCCCGATGCTTTGCCGCGAGCCTTCGAGTGGCCCTGGCAGCATGGCGAGGCCAGCAGCAGGTCGTGGGCCGGAACCTGCTCCCAGCGCGCCTGGTGCAGGTCCTGGCACACATGCTGGGCGTCAGGGTGGTTGGCGCTGTGCCATTCAACGGCCACGGGCCAGTGGTTGGCAGCCCAGAGTACCTGGACGCCTGCGGCGCGCGCACCAGTGCTCCATCCGCCGAGGCCGGCGAACAGGTCGATTGCTGTTGTCATGTCTTCCTCGCCGGGGTGGCGTGATTCGTTGTAGAGGGGAGGCGCTGGCGGGCAGCGCGGGAGGGTCAGGCTGCTGCTGCGATTGGCTGCGCCAGAGCTTGCTGAACTGCCTCGACAATTCGAAGCAGGTAGGTGTATTCGTGGTTTTCCTCGACGGCCTCATCCTGGAGGGTGTGCCACCACTCATCACCAAAGATCTCTGTGAGCAGATCGTTGTGATGCCAGGTCTCGGCCGGAACCTCCAGCCCTGTGAAGTCGTCCGACGCCTCGTACAGGCGTCGCGCATCATCCGCATCCATGGAAAGATCGCGGCGCGCCTTGATCACGGTCCTTTTGGCCAGAGCCTCTAGGGCTGAACCGCTGAACCTCGTAGGGCTGATGCCACGATCCAGGCAATTGAGGACATAGCAGGCGTTGCAGCTGGTGACGAACTCGGCCACCGTGCGCGGACCCATGCCGCCCCAGTACGCATTCCAGCTCTTGTCCCAGCAGCTGATGGTTATCTTGCCCTGGGCGGTCTGGTATTTCGGGTCTTGGTCGGTAGGGCAATCCCGTCTGCCGAAGTCCTCAAGGAACACCGTGACCGGGTCCAGACGCGGTACGTCGCTGATGACAACCTTGGTTACTGTTGAGGTTTCGACGTTCATGTCGATCTCCTGGGCATGCGCCGCCCTCCGTGGCCGGATGCGGCATCTTGAAGTAGGGGTTAGTCGTCGCGGCAGATGCGCAGGGCTTCGCGCTGGTAGGCCAGCTCAAGCTTGCGCGCCACGATTGGCGATACCGTGATTTCGTGGCGCGGCGGGGTAAGGAACTGGCGGGAGCCTTCCGGCCCGAGCGCGTGCAGGTGGTGCAGGAACAGCGTTATCGCCTCGGCCTGCTCGGTGATGCCGTGCCACTCCATCAGCTCGGCCAGCACCTGGCGCGTGGCGGGCTTGGCCCACATGCGCAATTCGGTTTCGTCGCCGTCGCGCCGCTTCTTGGCGGTCTTCTCCGACCGAGCCTGAGTGTTCGCGGCCATCACGCGGCCCTCTGCGCTTCAGCGAATGCCTCGGCGTCGTACTCCTGAACCGCCAGCCTGACAACCTGGTGCGGTGCCTTGGACACGGCGCACATTGCGACGATCTTCTTCAGGCCGGAGTGCTTGGCCCGGCTGCCCGCGCTGGCGAGAACTTCCTTCAGCTTGCCCGCAGAGGGGTGAATCTCGGCAGCCAGAGCCATGATCAGCAGCACATCGAGGCCGTCGAGCGGTCGTTTCTCGGCGCGCCACCAGCGATGCGGGGTGCCGACCGGCCCGCGCACCCGGCTAGCCTTGCCCTGTGCTTCGAGCTCGACCAGGTCAGCGCGCACTGCATGGATGGTCATGCCGGTGGCTTCGGCCAGCGCCTGCGCTGTCATGCCGGCCGGTTGGGTGAGGTAACGCCAGAGTGGAGTCATGCTGAATACCGCTCGCTGGTAGGTGGAATTGTGCTGCCCGGCGGCGTGCCTGGGACTTGATGGTTCGCTTCATGCTGCTTTCTTGTCCGGCCAGGCGCCCATGGCTTTGAATACGCGGTTGGCCTGCGCCTCATCCAGCGAAACTTCGTCGGGAATGGCGATCCAGCCCGAGCCTATGGTGTGATTCGGGTTGGCCTGGGCGACCAGTTCGGCATGCCGGGCTTCCATCGTGTCGTCCAGGCTGGCCACCAGGTGCATGCCGACCGTGCTGAACTCGGTCGACTTGCTGTACTGCGTGCCGTCCGGCATCTGGCAGAACACGCTGATGTACACCGTCCAGCGATGGGCGATGTCGCAGAGGGCATTGGCGACCGGGATACTGCGGATCTGGCGGCAGTGCTTCCAGCTGATCATCACCTGCTGGTTGCCCGGCTCGATGCAAGCGACGGCGGCGTGATTGGTCTTGAGCAGGGCGCGGGCTGCGCGCTCCATGCGGGCCTTGAGGTTGTGAGGCTTGCGGACCTTGCTCATGGACGCCCCTTGCCGTGGCTATAGCTCGGCTTGGCCTTGGGGTAGTCGATGCCATGATCTCGCAGCACCCGGTTGAACTTCTTGTCCGAGATCTTCAGGTGCAGCTGGGCCTGGGCGCGGTTCACGCCGATGTCGCGAATGGCGATGATCCGCTCGGCCAGCTTCTTGTCCGCTACCGGGTCTATCTTGCCGTTACCGGGGCAGGCGCGGCCTTTCGTTGAGTCGCGCCTGAAGGTAAAGCCGCCCTCCTGCGCGAGCTTGTCCAGCACTGAGCGGCTCAGGCCTGACGCCTCCATGGCCTGGGCATAGGTCATGGTCTCGGCCATCTTCCGAGCCTCAGCGATGCGCTTCAGGCGGAGCGAGATGCGCGAGGGGGCAACTGGTTCGCGGGGAGCCTTGACGGCCTCGAGATCCCGGTGCGCGCGGTACGGGACGTACTCGAAACTCTCGAGCACGATGATTCGCCCGCCAGATTGAAGGAAGGCAGCTTGCGCTGCCTCCAGCTGCACCTGACGCTCGGCGCCGGCGCGGATTTGGTTATCGATCATGCTACCTCCGCGTGCGCCTGCTTCTGGATGTTCTCCAGGGCCCCGGAGAACTTCGCTGCGGGCAGTAGATCAAGCGACGGCAGGTGAGCGCCTTCGCACCACGAAGCCTCATCGAGGCCCGCCACAGTGAGAGCCCCGCGCAGCCTGTCAATCTGCTCTGCCGATACCCTGGGCGCCTGTACGGGCTGGCGCTGCTGTTGTGGCGGCCTGCTGGCCTGCTGCTGGTGCGGCGCATAGCCAACTGCGCTATTAGCGTCGTCATCCTCCTGAGCGATGCCAGCGACCGCAGCCAGGGCATATCGACGGCAGTAGGTAATGGCTGAACCTACCCCCTGCGCATCCTGCTTGCTGCATGGCGCCGAGATGATGCTGCTGATCCACTGGCCAGAGCTGTGCATCAGAACGGTCTCAACGCTGGCCACGCCGCCCTCAAAGCTCGGGCACTGCGTCACCGCCAGGCCATGCGCCGAGAACACCGGGCGAATCGTGTTAAGGATCTCGGCCAGGTCGGCATACCGACTCTTGAAATGCGGGTTGTTGCTGGACTTGCTGGCGTTCTCAAGCTCGCCCTGCGCCTTGGAGAGCGCGGTGGCCAGTTCGTTGATCTGTTCTGACTTGTTCATGCTGAATTACCTAGGTTGTGCTTCCCACTGCCGCTCGATGCGGGCGGCCTCGGCTTCATACTCTTTGCGATCGTCGCCCTGGTACCGCTCAGGCGAGAACGATCCGACCGCTCTCCAGTCGAGCTGGGCGGCCAGGCGGGGTGATGTGGTCATGGGTGCCTCAGGAGGTGATGCAGTTCGCGTATGCGCTGAGCAAGAGCCAGGCAGTGCAGAGGGAGAGGGTCAGGAAGCTCCCGCGCCACAGGGCGAAGCGGCGGGCTCTTTGATACCGCGTCACGGCCGCACCCGAATCGCGATGCGGCGCCCCTTCATCGTCACTCCAAGGCGGCGCTCCAGGCTGGCCACCGGCAGTTCACGCGGCAGGCCAACGGCTTCGTTGAAAGGGATGCCGAAGCTGATCACCGCGAGCGTGCGCTCGATCTGCTCAAGCTGTTCGTCGATCAGCGATTTGACCGGAGCCGTGCTCATGCGACCTCCTTAAGCTTCGCGTTGTACTCCTTGAACATCGCGTCAACCTGCGCCTCGTACGCCTGCTTCTCCTCGAGGCTGATCACATGGAGCAGCATCGCCATGACGATGACCGAGCGCACCGCGGCGCTGGCGTTCTGCTCGCCAATCGTGTGCCGCAACAGGTTGATCTCACTGTTGATCCAACCGACCGCCGTCTGGTGATCAAGATCTTGCTGGTTCATGCTGTCCTCCGGGCGGCGCCTGAGCCGCACATGGCTTCCATCTTGTCCAGGGCGCCGCTGATTGCCTTACGACTGCTGGCCCGCTGCGCCTTGTCACTCCGCGCGAGCATGTCCAGCCACGCCTGGTTGTTTGCCTTGGCCTGCTTTGAGGTGATCCCCTCAGCCCAAGGCGTGTCGTCGCCGGCCATGCGCCGGTCAAGGGCGCGGGCCTGGGCGCTGTCCGCGTAGAGTTCGTGGTTCATGAACGCCTCCAGGGCGAGAGTCGGCCGCATCGGTCATATGCCAGGCGCAGGGTGACCAGACCCACCGTGAGGTGGCCTGGCATATGCCGATGCGGTCGTATGTGAAGGGAAGGGGTGATGCAGGGGGCCGCATTGCGCGGTGATGATTCGCCCGCATCGGGGTGTGATCTGGCCGGTGCTGATCTCCGGCCTGACGGCCTAACTCTCTGATGTCTCAGTAGCCGCCAACGAGACTAGGTTCGCGCATCAGCCTGCGCATCCAGATCACACTCCGATACGGCCTGCGATGGGGAGCAGGGCATCGGGCAGTTAGCGTCAGGCGGACGTGGCGCTGGCTTTCATCTCCTGAGCTTTCGCCTGCTGCTCGGTCAGCTTTTCGATGAGCACCTTCCGGTCTTCGATAGACAGGCTCCAGGCCGCGTAATACACGCCCTCGTCAATCGTTCCGTCGAACTCCATCGTGCTGCTCACATCCCAGAGCTTGTACTTGATGCGGTTGGTTGGCCGCTTCGCCATGCTGTTGCCCTCCGGGGCTCAGTTATCGCCCGCGCGCCTCAATCTCAGCGTGCGCGGCCTGCAGCCTCTCAATCAGCTCAAGCCGCTCAGCGCCCGAGAGGTGGCGGGCAGCTTCGAAAAGGCCGTCGGCCAGCTCGCCAGCAAAAACCATCGCTACGGTTGTGCCCTCGCGGACGGTCATGCTTATGGTCTTGGGTGGGATGGGGGTCATGCTTCTGCCACCTCAGGTTCATCCGCCTTGCACTTAACCCCGCAGAATGGGCAGTAGGTGGAAGCGATGTACGTGTCGATCTTCACCCGTCTGAAGCCGCCCGCTTTCTTAGGCGCCTGGTACTCGCCCTTGATATCGAAGACCGGCATCGTGACCAGACCCTTATCGGTGAGGCCGATGCGGATCGACGGGAAGTCAAACTCAAGGCCTTGCGAGCCTTCCGGCATTTGCTCCCGAATCTTCTCGTCGATCAGGCCCTTCACTCGGCTATAGCATTCGCATTGCATAGCAGTTCCTCCAGTGGATTCCCCCTGATGCGCCCCGCTTGAGGCGCACCGAGGAATCGTCTGCTTTCACTGACAGTTGGTCCGGGCCAGGCGAATGGCTTCTCTTGCCAGGCCGAACGCACGATCCGCGCCTTCCTCGCCGTGCTTGCGACGCATCACGCCGATTTGGTTCCAGAACCGGGCGTCCCGAACCTTTGCCTCGATGTACCAGTGCTTCATGGTCAATCTCCTTGGATTCCCAAAGCACCCGGTCGCCCAGGTGCTTCAGTGAATACGTGGTCGTGCTTGCTGCAGCCTCCACCGGTTCCCCGGCGTGGCCCGCTGTACCAGTGCATCAGCCCGTTCTGAGGGCTACCCGGCAGGGAGCGTTTGCAGCTCAACCCTTGGCCCGCTTGACGCTTTCGATGAGGGAGCGCGCCGCATGGCTTCGAGCTGGCCAGTTCCAGAGCTGGCATGGGGATCGAATTTATTGCTCGCGCTGTACCGTTGCCGGGATCGATCCGCGAGGTTCCCATCGATGTGAAAGAGCGGTGGGTCCTTTTGAGGCCCTCATCGGAGCGGGGTAATGCGCTTCGATGGAGCGAACAATACGAAACCGAATTAAAACGGTCAAGCGCTTTTAATCCGAAAACGTATTAATTTTCTCGGAGGCGAAAAAAAACCCGCTGAACGGCGGGCTTTTCGTATTGCGGAGGGGCTTTTACAGGAAGGAGGCGGGGTATTTCACGTCTACAACCCTGCCGATGATCTCCACGCTGTCGTCGATGATGATCATTTTGTAGTCCGGGTTCAGCGGCTTGAGGTACTCAAGGCCGGAATCACGAACGTACTGCTTCAGCGTGTTCTCCCCGGTATGCAGCAAGCGCGCAATGTAGAACTTGCCGCTCACCAGGTCGAACCCCTCCGGCTGCACCAGGACGCGCATTCCAGGTGTGAAGCCGTTGCCCTGGGCGGGCGTCATTGAGTCCCCTTGTACCTCCAGCCAATAGCCATGCTCACCCACGTATTCATTCGAGCTGAGCATCTCCGTGTTGGGGCCGACCTCAATCGACTCAGCCCACGCTCCTGCAGCTATCCAACTGATCACCGGGTACTCCTTAGCTTCCCTGTGTGGACGCGGAACAGATACCACATTCCCATGGGTAGATCCAAAGAGCAGCCACTCGGGGGTAACCCCCAAGGCGCGCGCCAGCTTCTCTACCGTAGGCTTCCTGGGGGTCTTGCTGTCTCCATGCAAGATCCGATGAATGGTTGGCTGTGGCACGCCAGCCCGGCGCCCCAGCTCGTTTTCCGAAAGGGATTTCTCGTTCATTTTCGTGCGCAGTCGTAGCGCGATCGTCATAGCTTCGACCCGACGTATTAAAGGGGGGCGAAGTGTATTGCCTGAGCTAATTCGGTAGCGTATTATCATGGCTAATTACAAACCGCATTGGTGGACCAGATGACCATCGCACAGATGTTGGCCGATTTGGCTGATCAAGGCTGGAGCCAGGCCCGCATTGCCGAGCAGTGCGGTACGACCCAGCCAACAATTTTCCGAATCACAAAGGGTGGCGACACCCGCTACGAAGTTGGCAAGGCGATCGAGACGCTGCACAGAAAGGTCGCCAAAGCCAAACGTAAAGCCGCCTAACACAAATTCACCAGCAAGGAGCCCGGAGCCCCATGTACGACAACCCACGCCACGTGAAAAACAACATTCACAAGGTACGGCTCAACCACTACAGCGATGCCCAGCTCCGCAGGGTTGCCAGCACGTTGGGTCTTCAGCCAGCAGTGCTCGGCCGCGAGCTGGTTGAGATGGGCGCCGAGCTCCTTGGTGATCCTGATGTGGTGAGTTTGGCCACAACTCTCAAGTGTTCAACAACTGCCCTGATTCAGCAGCTTGTGACCCAGGGCGTGCAGGAGCTGAAGGCCTTGCTAGACGAGGATACCAACCGTTTGAGGGCCTAATTAGGAGGAAGGTGGCATGACGAATGCCGTAACGGGGCGGAAACCGGAACAGGGGGACTGCGTTGTCCCGGAATCATTGAGAGAGATGATCAAGGAAGCGGCTCGCCGCGCAGCGCCAAAGGTGCGGCAGGCAGTTCAGACCCCCAGGGCGGCAGTGATTCTAAAGCTGCCCGATAAAACGAGGGACTCATAAGGGACAGGAAGACCAGACACAAAAGTAACAGGCACAAAAAAGCCGGGATTGCGGCCCGGCTCTCTGCAACATCACAAATGTGAGACCGATTATGACTATGCAGAACTCGATTGTACATACCCTAGAAAGCTACGCGCCACAAAATCGTGGCTCGCATTTTGTGGCGCGCGCTTCCATCGTATCCGTCGTAGACGGCGAGGCGGTCACGACCACCGGCACCATCGCTCACGAAACCGGCAATGAGCACGCCAGCGTGATTGCCTTGGTTCGCAAGTACCAGGCCGACTTCAGCGAGTTTGGAGGGGTGCGATTCCAAATCGAACCCTTGGAGACCGCAGGCGGCATGCAGTCCCGCGAGATTGCGCTGATGAACGAGCAGCAGGCCACCTTGCTGCTGACCTACATGCGCAACACGCCGGTCGTTCGCGAGTTCAAGAAGCGCCTGGTCAAGGAGTTCTGGCGGCTGGCCCATGCCAAGCCCGCCTTCGACATCGCTTCGCTGAGCGACCCCAAGGTTCTACTGGCCCTGCTCACTGACAACGTGCGCAAGGTCGTCGCCTTGGAGGCCGACAACACCGAACTCAGCTTGGAGAACCACGCGCTCGAGCAGAAGGTCTGCGCCGACGCACCCAAGGTCGAGTTCTTCGATGCGGTGACCGTGACGCATGAGACCTACTCCGTTGCCGAGGCAGCCAAGCTGATCGGCACCGGACAGAACCGGCTCATGGCGTTCATGCGTCAGCGCCGCTGGGTGACCATCCACAAGAACGAGCCCATGCAGGCGCCCATTGAGCGCGGCTACCTGGCCGCAAAGCTCAGCACCTTCGAGCATCCTGAGAACGGCAAGACCACCGTCGCCACCGCCCGCGTCACCGGCAAGGGGCTGACGAAGCTGCGCGCTATGTGGGCGAACCGCGATGCCGACCTGCTCGGAGGTGCGGCATGACCGACAAGCCGTCTAACTCTCCGATCGTCATCGACGAGGCCTACATGGAGCAGCTATCCAACGACCAGCTCGTCTACAAGGCCTGGATCGGCGCGGACCTGGTGCAAGAGATCCTGTTCAGCGAAGAAGCCTGTGAAGACTCTCTGCATGAGGCCAAGTGTGAAGCGGCCTATGCCTGCATTGCCCTGCGCGTGCTCGTTCGCCGCCTGACTGGAATGCAGCCAGACGCGCTGCGCCAGGCGGTCCTGCAGCGCCAGATGGAAGTCTATGTGCTTGGCGATGATGTTGAGCAGCTGCCTGCCTGGGAGACGCTGCAATGAGCATGGAGCTGATGGTTAAGGCCATGAAGACCAAGGTCGGCAACCCGCTGCGCAAACTGGTGCTCATCAAGCTGGCCGACAACGCCAACGACATGGGCGAGTGCTGGCCGTCGTATCAGCACATTGCTGACCAGTGCGAGATCGACCGTAGCACCGTGCGCAAGCACATCAAGCACCTCGAGTCGCAGCAGCTGCTGAGGATCGAGAACCGCGAGGGGCCTAAAGGAAACACCTCCAATCTGTACCAGCTGACGCTTGGCGCCCCTGTAGGCCCAGAAAGCCCCCCTGTAGGCCGAAAAAGCACAGCTGTAGGCCCAAAACCCACAGCCCCTGTAGGCCCAGAAAGCACCAGAACCAGTCACTCTTCTGAAGCTGTAAAAGAACCAGTCACTGAACCTATTGCGACCCAGGCTGAAGCCTCGGCCGCGACGGGGGTGGTTGTCGCGATCTCCAAGCAACCGCGCTGCACCATCCCAGCCGACATGCCTGGCCCGAAAGACCCTGAGTGCAAGACCTTCAAGGCCTGGGCCAACTACGCGATCGCCTACCGGAACCGCTACCACGCATGGCCTGTCTGGAATGCGAAGACAGCCGGGCAGGTTGGTCAGCTGGTCAGCCGGCTCGGCATCGATGTCGCGCACCACGTCGCGGCCTACTTCCTGACCATCAACGATGCCCGCCTGATCAACGGGTGCCACAACCTGGGTGACCTGCTGCAAAAGGCCGAGGCCTACCACACCCAGTGGGTAACCAACCGCCAGATGAACGCCACCACTGCCCGCCAGCAGGAGCAGACGCAGGCGAACATCAACGCGGCCCATGATGCAGCGGACGCTATCCGCAGCGGCCAGGGAGGTAAGCGCAATGCTTTCCTGTGACCAACTCGCCGAACTGGCAGCCGCGATCTGCGCAACCGCTGAGGCAATGGGGCAGACAATCAGCGCTGGGGGCGCTCAGCTCATCGCTGAGGACCTTTCGGAGCATGACCCTGCCGCCATTATTGGTGCGCTGCGTTCGTGCCGCAGAGAGCCTGCTGGGCGCTTGTCGCTCGGCATGGTCCTCAAGCATATCCACGCCGCCGACACCCGCCCCGGCAAGGACGAGGCCTGGTCCATCGCCCTGGCGGCCAGTGACGAGCATGAAACCGTTGTGCTCACCACTGAAATCCGCCAGGCCATGATCGCCTCCACGCCAATTCTGGAGGCTGGCGACAAGATCGGCGCTCGCATGGCCTTCATGAGCGCCTACGAGCGCCTGGTCAGCTTCGCCCGCGCCGAAGACCAGCCGGCCAAGTGGGAGGTCTCACTGGGCTATGACGCCGGGCGCCGCGTGACGGCCATCGAGTCGGCAGTGCGTGCCCAGCTGATCAGCCACGAAACCGGGGCCAAGTACCTGGCCGATCTGCGCATCGCGCCCATCACCGAAGACGGTTCGGCTATTGCCGGCCTAATTACCGGGGAAGTGCGCGCCAAGGTCAGCCCGAAGGTCCGCGAAAAGTTGGCGGAAATCCGCTGCATCGTCGTCGCAGCAAAAGACAAGAAGGACCGCGAGCGCCTCAAGGAATCCCAGCGCCGCCGCGTCGACACCTACCTGCGCAAGCGCCAGACCCGCGCCGCCATTGCCGAGCTGAAGGAGAAGAAATCGTGAGCCATATCCACACCACCGGCGCCGCTGCCCGTGCGCAGCTGCTGGCCAAGTTCAAGCGCGGGCCTCAGGTCGGCAAGGAGTGCAACTGATGCGTACCTATCTCAAGGCAGTGCTGATGATCGTCCTGGCCCCGACCGTGATCATCGCGGCATCTGCGGCCTTCACCCTGTGGATCATGTTCGCCGTAGAGCTGGACCTTTCGTGGCCCGCAAAGCTCGCCCTGATGGCAGGCCCATCGATCCTGCTGGCTGCCATCCCTACCGCCTGGCTGATGAACAAGATCGAGGAGCAGCACTGATGGACACCAACAAGATGCGCGACACCGTGCGCGAGCAGTTCGAGGCGTGGCACAAGCGCGAGACAGCCGCTTTCGTAGCCGCTGGCGAGATTGGCGCGGCCAGGCATATGCAGGTCTTCAAGGAAACCATGCTCGCCACATGGGAAGCCTCCCGCGAGGCAGTGGTGGTTGAGTTGCCCAAGGTAGTTGGCTTCGAGGGCGCGTATGACTCGCACCGCCATCATGAATTCTTCCCGAGCATGAGCGATGTTGAGGATGCAGACGAGATATTCGGCCTGTGCCGCAGAGTTGAGGCCAAGGAAGCGATCGAGGCCCAGGGCCTGAAGGTGGCGCCATGAACCGTTTCGACCAGTTCCCGCGCTTCTGCATGCATTCAGCCAAGGGCTTCAATGCCCGGTACTTCTGGTTTCGGGTGCTCGGCTACGGCCTGCACTTCCGCTGGGTGAATGACTCCTACCAGCCCTGTTTCAGTGAGCGGCATGGCTACGTAAAGGTGTTTCGGATCGGCAATCTCTGGATCAAGGGGCTCAAGCCATGACCATCGACAAAGCAAAGCTGAAGGAAATCGCCAAAGCTACCGATGATCCCGAGAACGAGCAGGCATGGGATCAGTTCATGGAAGCGACTAGCCCTCAAGCAATCCTGGCCCTGCTCGCGGAGATCGAGCGGCTGGAGCGCGAGGTTGACCAGGCCAAGGCGGACGGCGCAGATGCTTTCGGGCTAGCACAATGCAGGGCTGACACCATCGACCAGCTCAAGGCCGAGAACGCTGCGCTGCGCTCAACCTGCGCAGGGGCTAGCGCATGCATGGATCGGTGGGCTGGCGGTCATGCATTCGATCCTGATGGCCCTGGCGGTCGAATCCGTGACGAACTCTACGACGCCTATCGTCCGGGCGCCCGAGAAGGTCTTGCAAAGCTACAGGCACTGATGAGCAAGGAAGCCGACCATGACTGACTTCGTGATGCACAGCATGGCCGACGCCAACCGCCTGCTTGGCATGCTCCAGGCCCAGGACTTCACCCGGCCCAAGAAGATCGTCATCAAGGACCAGGACCGCAGCGGCGAGCAGAACAAGAAACTGCACGCCTGCCTGTCCGATATCGCCAACCAGGTCGAGCACGCCGGGAAGAAGTGGGACGTGCTGATCTGGAAACGCCTCCTGACGGCCGCCTGGCTGCGTGAGAGCGGCGAACAGCCTCAACTGATACCAGCGGTAGACGGTAACGGCTTTGACGTCGTCTACGAACGCACAAGCAAGCTGAGCGTGAAGCAGTGCGCGAGCCTGCTGGAGTGGATTGCAGCCTTCGGCGCCGAGCACGGCGTCCGGTGGAGCCAGAAGGATTTGTGGGAGGGGAGGTATTAACTATGGGCCTAATCAAAAAAACTAGCACCCATGGCTGGGACAACTTCCAGGACGCCGGTGGTAAGTGGGTGAGCTCTTGGACTGTGAAAAATGGTGATGTTCTGGAGTGCAGGTACACCAGACTGGGAAATCTTTGGAATTCCATGGTTGATCGATGCAATCCAAACAGCTTCGTCGCCAAGTCGCACCAATCCTACAGCGGCGTCAGTAATGATTTTTCATCATTTGAGTATTTCGCTGATTGGGCGGTGGGGCAGCCGGGATTCGATCTCTTGGAGAGCGACGGCAAGCGGTATGCGCTCGACAAAGACATCCTGATTTGCGGTGGCAGGTCTTACTCGGCTGAGGCATGCAGTTTTGTTCCACAGCGGATCAACAACTTGCTGATCACGGGCAAGGCAAAAGGTCTCCCTATTGGCGTGAGCTGGGAGGCTGATCGCGGCAAGTTTGGTGCTTGCATCAGCCTTTCCGGAAAGAACAAAAGGCTCGGTCGATTTGAAAGCCAGGACCTGGCTCATTCCGCCTGGCAGCGAGCAAAGGCTGACGAAATAGACCGCCTTGTTTATTGGTACGCCGAGCGGCCTGGGTTCAACCGCTTGGTAGCGGCAGCTCTGCGCAGCAGAAGCGGCCAGTTGCGAGCGGATATTGCCAATCAAGTGGTCACGGAGTCGCTATGAGAGTCGTATCCAAGAAAGTTCGCGAAAGCGCCCGCGGCCAGGACTGCACCGTGCGCATCCCCGGCACCTGCAATTTCAACCCGGAGACCACAGTGCTGGCCCACCTGCCATGTGGGCAGAAGGGCATGGGCATGAAGGGCTTCGACACCGTGGCGGTGTACGCCTGCAGCGGGTGCCATGACGTGCTCGATGGGCGCGGGAAGGGCGAGGTGGACTGGTCCGACATGCCAAGGGCTATCGCTGAGACTCATGAGGCCCTGATCAGGGCTGGGATTTTGACTGTGAAGGGAGCTGCATGAACGACCTGACACTACCGTGGCCGCCGGCCGCATGCAGCCCGAACGCGCGCGTGCACTGGACGAAGAAGAGCAAGGCGGCCAAGGCCTACCGTGCCGCCTGCCACCTGCTGGCCAAGCAGGCCCGGATGACCGCCCCGGACGGCGAAGCGCTGCTGATGCTCGAGTTCGTGCCGCCGGATCGCCGTCGCCGCGACGACGACAACCTGCTGGCGATGTTCAAGGCGGGCCGTGACGGTCTGGCAGACGCCCTGGGCATCGACGACAACGTATTCGCTACCCAGATCAGGGTGAGCAAGGAAACCATCAAGGGCGGCGCCGTACGCGTCCGTATCGAAGCGATCAAGGAGGCTGCATGACACTCGCAATCGGATTTATTGGCCTGCAGCTCGCCGGATCGGCTTTGGTCCTGGCGATGGGCCTGGCCCTGGCGCGCAAGCGTGAGGCGCAAGACGCAGTGATCGAGAAGAGCAAGCGCAAGGGGGTGGCGGCATGATGTACCAAAACGTGATCTCGGCGGTGGTGCGGGCCCTGGCGGCTGAGACGATCAAGTCTGCCGGCGGGTGCGATTACGAGCCGAAGGTCCAGTGCGTCAAGCAAAAGGGCGCCATCGTCGGCAAGGATGCTGCATTCCTGATCGACTGCATGGTGTTCAGCCGTCTGCACAAGAACCTGAGTCGTGAGCACTGGCGGCACCTGGTGGCGAAATACTCCACACACGTCGACCGCAAGCACGCGGCCATCGAGGAGATCACCCGCTCGTTTCGCTCGCCGGCCCCGGAGCGATTCCGCCACTGCGCCATCCTGACCTGGGCAATGCCGAAGCTGCCGGGTGTCGACGGGAAGCGCAGCACCAACGTCCTGCCGGCCGCCTGGTACGAGATGGACAACTGGAGCAACGAGCCTCACCCGATCAAGACGCAGGAGCGGTGGAGGCGTGACATTCGAAAGGCGCTGGAGGGCGCTGTGAGCGAGGCTTTGGTCGAGGCTCAGCACATTCTCGACGATGAAGGCCTTTTAGTGGCAAATGCCGCTTGACTTCAAGTGAGCCAATGAGCCAATATTCCCTCATCCTGTCATTCCTGCGCGTTGTTGAGGAGTGGAACAGAAAACCCTGGCTTTAGAGCCGGGGTTTTTTGTTTGTGAGGCTCGCACCGCTTGTCGAAAATTCAGAAATCTAAACATCCGCGCCACGAAATGAGAGATTTCAAATTGTGGCGCGAACATCGCAGATTAGAGATGATTTTGAGGGCATAGTGATACTATGTCGGCAATATATTGGCCGAAAAGCGCCAATTTCCGTCGAAATCCGACGGATCTACCCTCTAGATTTAGTGGTCGAAACGTTGCATAACGTAAACACGTGACGCAGAATGCGCCCCGTTTTAGCAACCGCTTGCCTCAAGGAGAGGGAAATGACTCTGGACTTCAGAACGTTACGCTTAGTTTTTTCAGGCGCGATCGTTGGCGTAGCGATCGCCGGTCTTCTTGGCTTCGACACGTCGTCCTTTGGAGCGGCTGGTCTGGCATCTCTTATTGGTGCGGGTGGCACTGTTGCAACGCTGAAATTTGTGGCCATCATCTGAAATGCCATTCGACTTGGGCCTAGATGCCTGGACTGTAGTTGTAGGCTTCATTTCCGTGATCCTGCGATACCTAATGCAGGGGTTCAGCATTAAGAAGGACGAGTGTGTGGTCGCATTCCTGAACGGTGCCACGATCGTTCCGTTTGCAGTCTTGGTTTCATCGGCCTTCAGTCCTGACTTTCTTGAGTTAGCGATGACGACCAAAGGCTCCATGGCGTTGGCAGGCGGTGTTGGGATATTTTCGGTGGCAGGTGACGTGCTCGCTCCGAAAGATCTGCGCCGTAAGGTGCGGGCTCCAGCTAACGAAACCTAATAAATTCCGGCATAAAGGCACGCCGCTGAGTGCGCCCCCCAAATCAGAAGCCCTGGCATACGCCGGGGCTTTTTCATTCATGCACAGCGAGAGGTCGAGCATGGAGAGCTTCCACCGCCTGCTCGAGAAGTTCGACTGGATGATTGCGGGCCTATTAGGGGCCCTCGTCGCCACTCGATGGCACAAGGACGACTTGCTCGACCGGAAGGCCTGGGTTCTGTTCCTGCTCACCGGCATGGCCTGCGCCCATTACCTCACCGGTATGGTCAGCGCCTACTTCGGCATCACCGAGCCGCGCAGCGTTGCGGGCGTGGGCTTTCTTCTCGGCACTTTCGGCGGATCTCTCATCGCCGCCGTTACCCGAGCGATCAAAGCCGCCGATCTATGGTCTGTCATCAGGTCCAAGTTCGGAGGGCCTAGCACATGACTTACGAATACGTGAATGCGATTGCAGCCGGGATCATCGCCTTCTGGGCCACCTGGTGCGCCTTGAGCGGAAAGGTCCGTGACGGGGTGCTGGGCAAGATCCTGTACGCCGTCATCGCGATCAGCGGCTACGCCATCCTGGCCCGCTCGGACCGACTCTTCTTCACCCCCAACGCTGCCGGAGTCACGATGCACGTTGCGCTCGCGCTGGCTGGCCTGCGCCACATCTTCATGGTCACGTATTGGCCAAGGGTGAAGCGCTGGATCTGCCGCCGTCTCGACTGCGGTCCATGCAAACCGGTCGAGTGATCCGCGCCACAAACTCGAGGTGCGCCGTTTCGTGGCGCGAGGAGTGACCCATGGGCAATGTCGTTGCCATCGATGACATGCGACCCCATGTGGTCGTCCACGCCAGTGACGCTGCGCATGTCCTCCCGGTATCCCTGCTGGAGGATGTGGCCAAGGGCTCCAAGCCATCGCACATCCTGACCGAGCCCGTCATACAGCGAATCATCGAGGAGTGGCTGGATCTGACGAATGATCGTTGAATGACGTTCGAACGACGTTCAATGAGTCATTCAGCGAAAACAACCCCATGAATGAGGTCGTACCATGGCCCTATGCGGCGCTAAAACGCGCTCAGGGGAACCATGCAAGCGCCACGCTGTTCCGGGTTCCTCGCGGTGCAAACTACACGGCGGCAAGAGCACTGGTGCGCCCAAGGCGAACAAGAACGCCGCCACGCCCGGTTCGATCTACAGCCGGTTCCTATCCGAAGCAGAGAACGACATGCTCGCCAGCATTGAACTGGGGCGCGTGGACGATGAACTGCGCCTGACCCGTATTCGCTTGATGCGTGCGCTGGCTCGGGAGAACGAGCACGGCAACACGCTTGAGATCGACAGTGAGAAGCATGAGACCGGCGAGAATGGCGGTACGACCACTACCAGCAAGGTTCGCGACTACTCAGGGCTGATCGACCGCCTAACAGCGCGAATCGAGAGCCTGGAGAGGACGCGTGCCGAATTGATCAAGTCGAATCCGCCTGAACAGCCTCCAGTGGCCAAGATTGAAATCGAGGTGGTCGGTGGCCGGTCGAATCCTGAGAATTCAAATGACGGAGCCGCAAGCGCGGTTCTATCAACTGCCTGACAAGTACCCGGCGTTCGTGGGTGGCTTCGGCACTGGCAAGACGGAGACCATGGCGAATTGCGCCGTCCGTGATGCCCTGCAGTCGTCCAGTGCGCTGATCGCCCTGTACGAGCCCACCTATGACCTGGTGCGCCTCATCCTTGCCCCGCGCATGGAGGAGAAGCTCACCGACATGGGCATTCGTTACAAGTACAACAAGCAGGAGAACATCATCTACACCAGCTCTGGCCAGTGTGGTGACTTCGTTCTGCGGACCCTGGAGAACCCGGCGCGCATCGTCGGCTATCAGTCCTATCGAGCGCACGTTGACGAGATCGACACGCTCAAGAAGGATCAGGCTCGAATGGCCTGGCAGAAGATCATCGCTCGGAATCGTCAGCAGCCTGAGGGCGCTGATCCGCTGAATAGGGTGTCTGCCTACACCACGCCAGAAGGATTCAGGTTCGTATACGACACCTGGGGCAGAAATCCTAAGCCCGGCTACAGGATGGTTCAGGCGGCGACATACACGAACCCCTTCCTGCCGGATGACTACGTTGATTCCCTGCGCGACAGCTACCCGCCAGCGCTGATCGCGGCCTACATCGAAGGCAAGTTCACCAACTTGAATAGCGGCAGCGTCTACCCGGACTTCTGCCGCAAGCTGAATCACACTGACGAAGTCGAAAACGACCGTGAGCCGCTGCTGATCGGAATGGACTTCAACCGGCTCAAGATGAGCGCCGTGGTTTACGTCCAGCGTGATGGCTGGCCTGTCGCTGTGGCGGAGATCACGGACGGACGCGACACGCCCGACATGGCCGCACTGCTCAAGACTCGCTACAAGGACAAAGGCCACCCAATCCAGATATTCCCGGACGCCTCGGGCCAGAACGCCAGCAGCAAGAACGCCAGCGAGTCTGACCTGAGCATCCTGAGGCAGGCGGGGTTCTCGATACGAGTGAATGGGCAGAACCCAGCTATCCCTGACCGAGTCAACGCCGTCAATGCGCTGATCCTGAATGGTCGAGGCGAGAGGCGGCTGAAGATCAACACCAACCGCTGCCCGAACCTCACTGACGGTATCGAGCAGCAGTCCTACGACAAGAACGGAATGCCGGACAAGTCCAGCGGCGTCGACCACCTGAACGATGCGGCCGGTTATCCGCTGGCCTACCTCTACCCGATCGTAAAGCCGGTCGCCGACATCCCCGTCACGTTCACATTCTGAGGCCACCATGCCGAATTACAGCACCACCCGGAAGGAGTACAGCGATGCTCTGCCGGGCTGGCGCCTGGTCAAGCGATGCGTGGCCGGTGCCCGAGAGGTCCGCAAGTGGGACGAATACCTACCGATGCCGGACCCGACGAACAAGTCCACCGAGAACCTGGAGCGGTACGCCCAACTCAAGAAGCGGGCCATGTTCCTCAACATCACCGGCCGCACGCGTGTCGGGCTGCTGGGGGCGGTCTTCCGCAAGACGGCTGAGGTCAAGCTTCCATCTGCCGTGCAGTACCTGCTGGAGAACGCCAGCGGCGACGGCATGAGCCTTGAGCAGATCTCCAAGGAGGCTGTAGGGGAGTGCCTGGACACTGGTCGGGGCGGGTTCCTTACTGATCACCCTCGGGTTGAAGGTGAGACAGGTCGCCCGCGCACCGCTGCTGAATCGGCGGGTATGCAGGCCTGGGTTCATCACTACCCAGCCGAAAGCATCATCAACTGGCGCGAGGACGTGATCGGCGGCCGCAAGCAGCTGACCCTGGTGGTGCTGCTGGAGCACATCAACCGGCCATCGCTGGACGGCTTCGAGTTCGAAGTGGTCGACCAGTACCGGGCATTGATCCTCGACGGCGGCGTGTACCGCCAGCGGGTGTACCGCGACGATGCGCCAGAGGGCGAGGAGAGCACGCCGACCGACAAGGACGGCAACCCCTTCGACCACATCCCGTTCCACTTCTACGGCGCCGAGAACAACGACGCCGCGGTGGACAAGGGGCCGCTGGAGGACATCGCCGAGGTCAACATCCTGCACTATGGCAACAGCGCCACGGTGGAGGAGGCTGGATTCATCGCCTCGCAGCCGACGTTGTTCATCACAACCAACATCACCACCGATGAATGGGTGAAGGCCAACCCGAACGGCATCCACATCGGATCCCGGCGCGGGCACAACCTCGGCGCTGTCGGCACCGCCACCATGCTCCAGGCCAAGGAAACCCAGCTGGCCCGCGAGCTGATGAAGGACAAAGAGGACCAGATGCTGATGATCGGCGCTCGGATCGTCCAGCAGGGCGGCGGTGCTGAGACGGCAGAGGCTGTGCGGATCCGCTACAGCTCCGACAACAGCGTGCTGGGCACCATCGCAGGCAACGTGTCCGAGGCGCTGAGGCTGGCGATCCTCGATGCCGAGCGCTTCATGATGGGTCAGCCGGACGAGGCGGGGACAGTCTTCTGGATCTCGCAAGAGTTCTTCGAGCAAGGCATGGACTCCCAGGCGATCCTGGCTCAGATGCAGCTCTGGCAACAAGGCATCATCGCCAAGACCGACCTGCGCACGAAGCTGCGTCAGGCCGGAGTGCTGGAATCGGACCGCACGGATGACGACATCGACGCCGACATCGAGGCCCAGCCGCCGGTGACCGGCAGCGACACGGGCAACGAACCGCCAACCGGTGAAGACGATGAGCAGTGAAGGCTATCTCACCGACGCGACAACCCGGCATCAGATCTACGTCCAGCGCTATGCGGGCGGCAACCTGAAGCGGGCGGCCAAGTTCATCACCAAGGCCATCAGCAAGGCCAAGGAAGCCGTACGCGGCGGCCTGAGCGCCTACGGCACCCGACGGTTCAACAGCCAGATAGACACGCTCCAGCGAGACCTGCAGGGCATCTACAGCGACATGAAAGGCCAGGCCATGCTGGATCTGGGCGAGTTCGCCGGGTATGAGGCGGCATTCAGCGCCAAGATGCTCGGGCAGGTGGTCACTGCGGTGGTCCAGACGCAGACGCCTGCTGCTGACCTGGTGGCTGCCGCTGCCCTGGCTGAGCCGTTGCAGCTTGAGGCTCGCGCCGGCGTGCAGCGGATCAGCATTGCCGGCGCCCTCGATCAGTTCGGCACCAAGAAGTCGGCTGAGATCGTCGGTGAGATCCAGATCGGCTCTGCCCTGGGCGAAACCAGCCAGCAGATCACCCGGCGCCTGACCAGCATGCACCAGATGCAGCAGGACCAAGCATCGGCCCTGGTGCGCACGGTGACCAACCATGTGGCCAGCACGGCGCGCACTGAGACATTCAAGGCCAATGACGACATCCTGGCCGGCAAGCGCCGCATCGCTACGCTGGACGGGCGCACATCGCCGTTCTGCCGGTCGATCGACAACAAGGTCGTGCCCATGGATGCGCCGTCGCCTCCGTTCCACTGGAACTGCCGCACCTCCGAGATACCGGTGCTCAAGCCTGAGTTCGAAAGGGAGATACCCGGGTCGGTCAGGCCAGCAGTGGGGCCGGACGGCGCCGAACAGGTTTCGAGCAAGACCACCTACCAGCAATGGCTCGCCCGCCAGCCTGCCGCGTTCCAGAAGGACGTGCTTGGCCCGGCCCGCCACAAGCTGTTCAGCAAGGGCGACCTGACCCTGGACAAGTTCGTGGACCAGAACGGCAAGCAGATCACGTTGGACGAGCTGAAACAGCTAGAACCGCGCGCCTTTGAGCGTGCAGGACTATGACCAAGAGGATTCCACCATGGACAACCAGCACAAGAAAATCACCGGCTACCGAGACCTCAGCCAGAGCGAGATCGACGGCATGAACTCCATCAAGGCCCTGGAGGCCGATGCCGGCGAGCTGTTCAAGCAGATTGGCCAGATCGAAGGCGTCGATCCGCGACTGCTGGCCTTGGCTAAGACCAATCTGCAGCAAGGCTTCATGTGGTTCGTTCGCTCCATCGCGAAGCCTGCTGATCCGTTCTCCTGACAGCGATATCCGAACACCTAGCCGGCCATGAGCCGGTTTTTTTACGCCCGCGGCTGAGCCAACGGCAAATCATCCGGGGGATGACATGAAATACCAGATCGACAAAGCAGCATTCGACGCACTCGAACCAGCCCTGCAGGCGCTGTACCGGGCCCAGGGTGACCAGTACGTGCTCGCGGTAGAGGGCTTGCCCCAGTCCGAGGACGTGGAAGGCCTGAAGCGCCAGAACCAGACCCTGCTGGACGAGGCGAAGGAGGCCAAGCGCAAGGCGCGTGAGGCGCAGGACCAGCTGACCCAGAAGGAGCTCGACGCGGCCAAGGCCCGGGGCGACTACGAGCAGCTCTACGCATCGAGCGAGCAGACCCTGGCAGCAGAGCGGCAGCGACTTGCCGACCTCACTGCCAGCATCGAGAAGCGCGACCTCAACGCATCGGCTGCCAAGGTGGCCACTGCCATCGCCGACGGCCCGAACGCCGAGATCCTCGCCGAGTTCATCGAGCGCCGTCTGCGTATTGTCGACGGTCAGGTACGTGTCACCGATGCCGGCGGAAACCTCACCGTTTCCAGCCTGGAAGACCTCGGGAAAGAGTTTCAGAAGGAGCCGCGTTACGCATCCCTGGTGCGCGGTTCTCAAGCCAATGGCGGCGGGGCCGCAGGCGGCAAGGGTGGCGGGGCCACCAAAACGTGGGACCAAATGACCGGCATGGAGAAAGTTGAACTCCGCCGAAACGACCCCGCCGAGCATGCGCGCCTGAAGGCCGCTGCCCAGGCCAAGTAAAGGAAATCTGCAATGCCAACCATTCTTTCCGACGTAGTCTTCCGCGACGAGCTGCGCGACTACATCACCGTCAACTCCGTCGAGCGCACCGCCTTCTTCGAGTCTGGCATCCTGACCAGCAACAACGACATGTCGACCCTGCTGGCCAGCCCGTCGAACACCTTCACCATTCCGTGGTGGGTCGACCTGGATGCGTCCATCGAGTCGAACTACTCGAACGACGTGTACACCGACATCGCGGTGCCGCTGTCGGTCACCAGCGCCTCCATGCAAGCGCGCGCCGCCTACCTCAACGAAGGCTGGAACGCGATGAACCTGGTGAAGAACATCACCAACCAGGATCCGCTGGAATTCGTCGCAGGTCGCCTGCTGAGCTACTGGCGTCGAGTGGCTCAACGTCGAGCCATCGCCACCACCATCGGCATCTACAACGACAACGTGGCCAGCAATGGCGGCGACATGGTCGTGGACGCAGGCGGCACCATCAACGCCGCAGCCATCATCCGCGCCAAGGCCACCATGGGCGACTACTCCGGCCAGCTGGGCGGCCTGAGCGTCATCGCCATGCACTCCGCCGTGCAGACCGAGCTGCAGATTCTCAACCTGATCGACTTCACCCCGATTGCTGACCAGATCCCTGAGTTCGGTCGCTTCCAGGGTATGCGCGTCGTGGTTGACGACTCCATGCCGGTGATCGGCGAAGGTGCCGAGGCTCGTTACCTGTCGGTCATCTTCGGCCCGGGCGCCCTGGGCTTCGCCGAGGAAACCCCGCCAGGCGAAGACGGCCTCGAGTACGAGCGCGCGCCTGACCGCGGCAACGGTGGCGGCACAGAAACCCTGTGGAGCCGCCGCAACTTCGTGATCCATCCGCTGGGCTACTCGTTCAGCGGCACCACCATCACCGGCACCCCAACCACCAGCCGCCCCGTGTCGGCGAACTGGGCTGACCTGGCCCTGGCTACCAACTGGGAACGCAAGTTCGACCGCAAGCAGGTGCCGCTGGCATTCGTCACTTCCACCGTGACCGCCTAACAAGCGCCGGGCAACCGGAGCGAAGGAGGCAACATGGCAGACGAACAAGACCCGCTCATGGTGGGCGGGCGCATCCCATACCGCTACAGCCTCGGGAAGCTCTACACCGACATCGTCACGATGATTCGGCGTCAGGGCGCGCGAACGCTGCAGTTCCAGGTGGATGGCCAGCAGAACCTGCAATGGAAGTGGTCCGACGAGACGGCTTGGCGCGAGATCATGGATCTTGCTGAACTGCCTCAACAGGCTGCGACCGGTCCTGCTGGCCCTCCCGGCCCGAAAGGCGACCGGGGCGAAGCGGGCCCTGCTGGTGAGCGGGGAGACGCGGGCGCGAAGGGCGACCAAGGGAACCCCGGCATGTCCGGCCCCGTGGGCAGCCCCGGTCCCGTTGGTCCTGCTGGCATGCCTGGTCCTCAGGGCATCACCGGGCAGCCTGGCGCTATGGGGCCTGCTGGCCCGCAGGGTGATCCAGGCCCAACTGGTGAGAAGGGCGAGAATGGCGCCACTGGCAGCAAGGGTGATTTTGGCCCTGCTGGTGCGCCGGGACCAACCGGGGCCAAGGGTGACAAAGGCGACAAGGGTGATGCCGGACCACAAGGTCCTGCTGGGCCTGCTGGAGCCAAAGGCGAGACCGGAGCCACAGGCGCAACCGGACCCGCTGGCCCTCAAGGTTCCGCCGGTGCTCAGCCCGAAGTGATCACCGGCAACGTGGTAACCGCGGGCGCCAAGGTCGCAGTGAAGTTCGCCAAGGCATACGCCGCGCCGCCAGTGGTCCAGCCATCACCCATCTGGAAAAGCCAGCAGATGGTCATCGGCGTGGCCAGCGAGGTCACCCCGACCGGCTGCAACATCACGGTAATGCAATCCACAGGAACGCTGCTGCTGAACGGCAGCCCATTCGGCCCGGCACCTGCCGGCACTGAATTCCGCATGATCGCCTTCGGCGCATAGGAGAACCATCATGGCTGTTGAAAAAGACAAGCACATCGACCCGAACGACAAGGCCCGCTGGGGCTTCGGCGGCACCCCGGGCAACATCACCGTAGGCCCACGGACCGTGGGCGAGACCGGTGGCGTTGACTCGGTGCGCACCGAATCGGACGAAGCCGCAGCTCGCAACAACGGCGGTGGCGAAAACACCGAAGCCAAGAAAGCCAGCAAGACCATCACCAAGTAACACCGGGGCTTCGGCCCCACTCATTCAAGCGGAGGCCTGATGGCTACCTACATCACCGTTGCTGACGTCGACTCCCTCCTGGGTGCGACGTGGACCAGCGAGGACAAGAAATCGCTGGCGGTCATGCAGGCCAACGCATACCTCACGGCGCTGAACCTGTCTGGAATAGACATGGCGGCCATGCCGGACGAGGTGATGCAGGCCGGGGCGCAGTTGGCTAAGGTCGCCGCCGACGGCAAGCTGTACCAGCAGCAGACGGAAGGATCGCTCGAGGCCAAGACGGTGAAGGCCGGATCGGTATCGACCAGCCGCACCTATGCCTCGCTCGATCGCTCCAGTTCAAGCGCCCAGGCCGAGGGCATCCAGTTCGCGCTGGCCCTGCTGACGCCCTGGCGCAGCAACCCGTTCTCCTTCGTCGTGAGCCGGGGGTAGCCATGGGATTGCGTGATGACATCCAGGTCGACCTGGCCGCAGCCTTCGACGATGACCTGGCCGATGCAGTCCAGCCATTTACGGGCAGCTACACCGGTCCCGGCGAGTGGGATCCGGTCAACGAGACCACGACCGCCCTGACGATCACCTACACCGGGCGCGGCGTGCTGGACAGCTACGACAGCCGGCGCATCGACAACATCAACATCCTGGTGGGCGATGTGCTGCTGATCTGCGTGGCGAACGAAACTAGCGGCATTCCGGCAGTTGGCCACCAGATCATGGTCGACGACCTGCTCACTGGCGAGCCGGTCACGTACCGCATCGTCAATCCCGGCATCGATCCGGCGAAGGCGCATTACGAGCTCCAACTGAGGAAGTGACCATGGCCAAGAGAGGCTGGAGCACACCACCCAGCCTGTTCGCTGGCGTGGTCGAGGAGGAACTGAGCAAGCGCGTGCGGGTGATCGCCATTGCGATGCTCAACGAGATCGTCTTGCGGTCGCCGGTCGACACTGGACGCTTCCGAGGCAACAACATCGTTAGCGTGGGCTCCCCGGTCTATGCCGAGTCGGCAAGCCTCGACAAGAGCGGCGGCGAAACCATCAGCCGTGGTGTATCAGCGGTCAGCGGCCTGGAGCCGTTCACGCAGGTCTTCATCCAGAACAACCTGCCGTATGCCGGCAGGCTTGAAGACGGCCACTCCAAGCAGGCGCCCGGAGGCATCTACGCGGTGTCGTTCAATGGCGTGTCACAGGCCTATAGCTCATGACCTTCGAACAGATCCGCGCCGTCATCATCGGCCGCATGACAGAGTGGGCGGGGATCCCCGCTGACGCCGTCGACTACCCAAACAACCCGAAAGGCCCGTTCGATCCATCCGGCAAATCCATCTGGGCCCGTCTGGCCGACGTGTCAGGCCTGTCCAGCACGCCAGAGATCGGCATCGGCCCATGCGTGCGGCGAACCGGCATCGTCGTGGTGCAACTGTTCGTGCGCAGCAACACCGGCACGCTGGCCATCACCCGCGCCGCCGACACCCTGGTCAGCCACTTCCAGTTCTACACCGCGCCCGACGCCCAGTTCGAGTGCTTCGCCGCATCGGCCAGCGTCATTGGCGATGAAGGCAATGGCTGGTGGCAGGTCAACATTTCGATCCCATACCGGGCCTACTGAGCCCTATCCATCCACCGCCACATGGCGGTTTTTTTACGCCTATCGATAGGAGAAACACCCCATGTCCAGTGGTGCCAAGGTCTCAACCGCCTGGAAACGCGAAATCACGCCGGGCGTCACCCCGCCAGGCAACTGGAACATCCTCACCCGCGTCAGCTTCGGCCTGCTGCCGACCTACAACACCGAGGAAAACAACGAGATCGGCGTCGACCGGATGGCCCAGGGCACCGCCCAGACCACCGTGGACGTCGGCGGCGACATCGAAACCAAGCTGCGCTTCGGCGCGCTGGACGAGTTCATGGCGTCGTGCTTCGGCGCTGACTGGGTAGGCAACACCCTGACCATGGGCAACGACCGCATCACCTTCTCGCTGGGCTCGTTCGCCAGCGACATCGGTGTCGGCGCAGTCGCCCGCGGTGCCCAGGTCGCGACCATGAACTTCGAGATCCCGAACGACAACGAGATCACCGTCACCACCACCTTCGCGGCCACCTACTGGACCGACAAGGCCGATGGCACGTCCTACATCGTCAACCCGCAGCCCGAGGCCAACCAGCGCCGCTACGGCTTCAAGGATGTCGCCGGACTCAAGATCAACGGCATCCAGCTGGGCGACGACAACGCCTGCGTGGACAGCTTCAACCTTGAATTCGACAACGATGTGCAGACCCAGCGCTGCATCGGCAACGGCAACGCCTTCGCCGGCAACATCATCCCGACCACCTTCACTCCGTCGGGCAGCATCACGCTGAGCTGGTCACGCACCGCCTACGAGTTCTGGAAAGCGCAGCAGAACGGCGATGCCCTGAGCTTCGAGTTCACCCTGAGCAATGCCGACGGCGGCTACACCTTCTTCATTCCTGAGATGGAAGTGAGCGGCGACTGGCCGGACGGCGGGGCGACCGACATCATCCAGGTCGAACTGAGCTACACCGGCCGCCGCGTGCCGCCGACCATCACCCGCCTGCCTGGCGCGACGGCGATCACCGCGGTGACCGTCACCCCGGCCACGGCCAGCATCGCAGTGGGCGAGACCGTTGATCTCGAATCGACCGTTGCCCCTGTGGGCTCGAACCAGCTGATGACCTGGACCAGTTCCGACGCATCCGTGGCCAGCGTCAGCGCTACCGGCCTGGTTACTGGCGTAGGCGCGGGCACTGCAACCATCACGGCATCCAGCGTGGCAGACGGCACCAAGACCGACACCGCCGAGATCACCGTCACCGTTTAACCTTTCGCCTGGCGTGCCCTGCGGTGCGCGTCGGGCCTTTTACCGCAGAGGAATACCATGGGCATCACCATTGCAAAGAAGCCTGAGCTGGATATCAACGGCGAGCGCTGGGTAGAGTTCGCCCCGGGCGCCAAGATCCTGGTGGGCTCCATCGCCAACCCCATCTACAAGTCCCACCAAGCGCTGATCCGCCGCCACCTGGCCGCGATCAACCAGCAGACCGGCGTGGGCACCACTGAATTCAACGTGAGCACCATCCCGGGAGTGGAGTTCGAGTCGGACGATGACATGTTCGTCGACCTGGCCGCCCGCCACCTGATCAAGGGGTGGGAGGGCGTGGACGTGGAGGGGCGCCCAGGCGAGCCAGTCGCCTACAGCCCTGAGCTGTGCAAGGCCCTGATCGAGCAGATGCCAGAGGTGTACTTCCTGGCCCTGCGCACTGCCGTCGATATCGCCAAGCGCGTCGAGGAGCAGGCAGCCGCCACCGCGGAAAAGCAGTAGCGGCATACGTCTGGGGGCGCGAGTGGGCAGGACCAGCCAACGAGAAGAAGCGGTGGAAGCAGGAGCGGTTGTCGGGCAAGGTTCCTGAGCCTCCCGAGATCGACGACGTGACGGTCGAGGTGCTGGAGGCCTACGGGTCAATCAGCAGATCCCGCCAGTATGTCGGCATGGCCGGCGCACCTGCACCAATCTCGCCCGGGGCTGTCCATGACCACCTGGCTCGCTACCCCTCAGCGATATGCCGCGAAGAGTTCGAAGCCGCGATCTTCGCCCTGGATGACCAGTTCCGAGCGGACTGGGAGGAGCAGCAGGAGCGCGATCGCAAGCAGGCCGAGAAGGCCCAGCCCAAGAAGAAGCGATGACGCACTTGGTTGGCGATGGTAGATTTCGGGCCAACCAAGGAGGATCCATTTGAAAAAGATACTGTTCGTCGCCCTGATTTCCCTTGCCGGCCCTGCGCTGGCTGCAGATGGCCAGGCCACTTGCAAGAAAATATCTGCCATGGCTGGAGAAGCAATGGAGGCCCGGCAGAACGGGGATCTCCTTGAGGATGCAATGTCTTCCGTGGGAGACCAGAGCAAATTCTCGAACTCGATGGTTGTAAAGGCATACGAGGCGCCGGTCGCGGCAAGCTCGGCAGGGAAGGAAAAGGCCGTTTCGGACTTCAGAAACAGCGCATACGGCGAGTGCTACAGGCACTTAATAGAGCCACTGAAATAACACAACCCGCTCCGGCGGGTTTTTTTATGCCCGGAGAATGCTATGGCGCAGGAATCCCGCCTTGCGGTAACGATCGACTCCCGCGGCGCCAAGCGCAATGCGGACGACCTTACCGGGTCGCTCCAGCAGATGGGGCGGGCTGGCGATGCAGCAGCATCATCGGCAGAGGGCGTGTCCGATAGCCTGGATGATCAGCGCAAAGCGCTCACCCAGCTGCTGGGCCAGATCAACCCGACGACCGCAGCGCTGGGCCGTCTGGACGACATGCAAGAGAAGCTGGCCAAGTTCAAGAAGGCCGGCATTGTAGAAAGCGACACCTTCGTCGAGTACACCCAGCGCATCAACACCATGCGCGACGCACTTGGCGAAACCGCCCAGGGCATGAACAACGCTGGCATGTCGGCCAAGGCCATGCAGAACAACCTGCGCATGCTACCCGCGCAATTCACCGACATCGCCGTCAGCCTCCAAGGCGGCCAGGCCCCGCTGACAGTGCTGCTGCAGCAGGGCGGTCAGCTCAAGGACATGTTCGGCGGAATCGGGCCCGCGGCCCAGGCCATGGGCGGCTACATACTGGGCCTGGTGAACCCCTTCACCTTGGCCGCGGCGGCAGCGGGCGCCCTGGCGCTCGGCTACTACAAGGGGTCGGAACAGTCAGATGCGCTGCGCAATAGCCTGATCCTAACCGGCAACTCTGCTTCAGCATCTGAGGCCCAGCTGATAGCCATGGCCCAGGCTATCGACGTTGCTGGCGGAACATTCGGCGATGCCGCTGGCGCGCTGACCCAGCTGGTGAGCGCAGGCAAAAACACCGTAGGCAACTTCGAGCTGATCTCGAGCACCGCCATTGAAATGCAGCGCGTTACCGGCAAGGCCGTGAGCGACACCATTGCTGAGTTCGTCAAGCTGGGCAAGGACCCGGTATCGGCCATTGTCGAGCTGGATGGCCAGTACAACTTCCTGACCGCCTCGGTTTACGCGCAGATCCGCGCGCTCAAGGATCAGGGCGACACCGTCGGTGCCGTCGACCTGGCTGAGCGAACCTTCGCCAATGCCATGGGGGAGCGCACACGCACCATCAATGAGAATCTCGGCAGCATCGAGCGCGGCTGGAAGAACATCAAGTCGGCCGCCAATGAGGTGTTCGACGTATTCGCCAGCATCGGTCGCAAGTCAGTTGAGAGCGAAGGCGTTGCGATTACCAGGCTGCAGCAAGAGCTGGCCTACCGGAATAGCCTGCTTGATACGGGCTTTGAGGATGACTCCACCAGAAATCGCATCACTGAGATTGAGAAGGAGCTGAAGCTACGCCAGGACAAGCTCGACCTGGAGCGCCAAACCCTTGAAGAGCAGAAAAAGCAGCAGGCCGTAAACAAGGCCGGGGTCGCGGCAATCGAGGCGATCAATTCCGCCTACAAGAGCAGCCTGACCCAGACCCAAAGACTGCAGAAGGATCTAACAGACCTCGATAAGGCGCGCGCAGACGCCCAGAAGGCAGGCGGCTACACCGCGGCCGAGGAAACGAAGTACGCAGCCGCTCGCAAGAACATCGAGCAGGAAATCGCGGACATCAAGGAGCGCGAAGCCAAAAAGGACAAGGCCAAGACGCCGAAGGCTGACAACCGCGGCGTCGCTGAGGCGCAGAACACCTTCGCCCGCCTGTACGCCCAGTACGACCCAGCAGCCCAGGCGGCGCGCAACCTGACCAAGGAGCAAGCCCAGCTACAGCTGGCCTTGGACAAGGGCAAGATCAGCCAAGACGAGTACAGCAAGGGCCTTGCCCAGGCATCCATGAACTACAGCGCAGTGGTGCAGGGCGCTGACGAGCACCTGGCCAGGCTGCAGCAGATCAACGAGCAGTACGTCAAAGGCAACAGCCTTGCTGAGCTGTACGCGAAAAAGACTGCCGCGACCGGCATACAGGGGCCTGCAGGCAAAATCGCTCAGGCTGGAATCGACAGCGACCTCAACAAGCAGATATTCGCCGGCAGTCCGGGGGCATCGAACATCGATGCTGTGATCGGCGGCGCAGGATCTGAGCTGGCCCGCATCACCAAGGAAAATGAGCAGCTGCAGCTTTGGTATGACCAGCGCATATCGATGTACCAGCAGTACCGGCAGCTTGAGGTCGAGAACGCTGCTCAGTATGACGAGGCGATCCGCCAGCTTGAGGCCAAGCGCAAAGAAGACACGCTGAGCAATGACCGGGCAATCAACGCTGCTCGCCTGTCGCTGGCTGAGGGCATTTTCAGCGACCTAAGCGGAATTGTGGGCACCTTCGCGGGCGAGCAATCGGCTGCCTACAAGGCGATCTTCGCAGTCCAGAAAGCGGCATCCATTGCGCAAGCCCTTGTCAGCATCCAGACAGGCATTGCGATGGCCGCCGCAAACCCCTTCCCGCTCAACCTGGCAGCAATGGCGACGGTAGCGGCTGCGACGGCCTCCATTGTCGGGAACATCCAATCGGTCGGCCTGAATCTGGCTACGGGCGGGTATGTGCGCGGGCCTGGCACAGCAACCTCGGACAGCATCCCTGCGAACCTCAGTAACGGCGAGTTCGTCATCAATGCGGCGGCTACCCGGCGCAACCGGGCCTTGCTCGAGGCGATCAACTCCGGCGAGCGCGTCAGCACCGGCGGCGGATCCAGCAAGGTCAGCGTGGCCCAAGGCGGCGGCGTGGTCGTGCAAGTCATTGAGGACAAGTCTCGCGCAGGACAGATGCAGGAGACAGAGGAAGGAGGTGAGAGATTCATCAGGCTATGGATTGCCAACTTCCTGGGAGATGGCAGTACCTATGACGCGGTCAGCGCGAAACTTGGAACTCAGGGGGTTGGGCGATGATTGAATATCCAACAGAGTTGCCCCTGCCGCTGCAGGACGGCTACGGCCTACAAACCCCGCTGGACCCCATGCTGCGCACGGAAATGGTTTCAGGCCGGGCGCGGCAGCGGGTCAATTTCCCGGATTCGCCGGAGACGGTGAGCTTCACCTGGAACTTCGACACGCAGCAGGCGGCCTTCTTCCGGGCCTGGTATGCGCGGGTGCTGGTCTACGGCGTCGAGTGGTTCAGCATGCCGCTCCAGCTGCCGGAGGGCTTCAAGCGCTACGAGTGCCGCTTCATCGGCAAGCCCGATGGCCCGCGCCTGGTGCAGGTCAACCGCTGGGAAATGTCGGCAACGCTTGAGCTACGCGAGCCATCCCTGATCCAGCCTGGATGGGAGAACTTCCCGCAGTTCTGGTTCATGGCCGACATCATCGACTTGGCTATCAACAGGGAGTGGCCAGAGGCATGAGCACTCTCCAAGACGCCTACCGCGAGGCTATTGCCTCGGGCGGCAAGGAGTCGTTTGTCCGCACGCTCGAGCTGACCTGCCCGGCCTGGGCGGAGCCCGTGCTTATCTGCAACGGCTTCACCGACCGGGTGTGCGGCACGGAGGACGGGCGCCTGCTCGCCTTCCGCGCCGCCAACATCGGTATCGCGCTGCCGCAGAAGAACAACCGGGGCAACCAGGCGCTGGCGTTCGCCGTCGATAACACGACCGGCGAGGTGCAGCGCAAGGCCGATCAGGCGCTGGATGCTTTCGCGCGTATCACCGGTACCTACCGGGTCTACCTGCTGAGCGACCTGTCAACCCCGTGCGACCGCCCCTATCGCATGTCGATCAGCAGCGATTCCATCGAGCAGAACCAGGGCAACTTGCAGTGCGAGTTCTTTGACGTGATTGGCACTGGATTTCCTCGCAAGCGTTACAACACAAACGATTTCCGCGCCCTCATATACCTGTAAAGGCACCCCCCCTATGGAATGGATCAACCAATACCTGTCCTGCAGGTATGAGGACGGCGCTCGCGGTCCGGAAAGGTACGACTGTTGGGGTGTCGTCAGGGAGGCGCGGCACCTTCATATGGGCAAGCGCCTGCTGCCCAGCTGGGGCGATGTCCGCAACACCGAGCCCAAGCAGTTCACCCGGGCCTATCGGACCGAGGCTGAGCACATGGAGCAGTGCCGACCGGAGCCCGGCGCCATTGCTGCAGTCATGCGCGGTGCCATCTGCATCCACGTCGCCCTGGTAGTCGAGGTGGTCGGGCGCCTGCGAATCCTTGAGATCAACCCCACCCGAGGTGCCCGCTGCCTGCCGCTGGCGCAGTGGGAGCGTGATCACCTGAAAGTCATCTACTACCGGGACCGAGCATGATTGAAGTCTTCCCCAACAAGATCGTGCCTTTCCCGGCCGAGACTTATCAGGTGGCTGCGCGGCAGAACCTGCTGGCTTGGTTTCACGCCGACGGCCTGCCCGAGGGCGTAGAGCCTGCCGCGCTGCCGCTGAGCGTGTTCGTCAATGGTGAGCGGGCCATGCCTGCGCAGTGGAAATCCACCGAGATCGGCCCGGATGACCAGGTGCAGATCTACCGCGAACCCAAGGGCACAGACCCGTTCTCGATCACTCTGGCGTTGGTTTTCGGCGCCAAGGCCGTGATGAGCGCGCTGATGCCGAAGATGCCGTCGCTCAACTCGGGCGGCAACACCAAGCGCGGCAATGACCTGGGCCTGGCCACGGTCAAGGGCAACCAGGTCAAGCTGAATGCGGTGATCCCGGAACGCTTCGGGCGCACCAAGGCCTACGGCGACTACGCCATTCCGCCCAACCGCTATTTCGAAGATCCGCGCTCGCAATGGATCGAGATGCTGCTGTGCATCGGTGTCGGCAAGCTCGACATCCCGATCAGTAGTATCTGCATCGGGGATACCCCAGTGATCTCGCTGGGCGCGGATGCTGAGTTCGCCATCTACGGCCCTGGCGCTGACCTGTCGGCCGAGTCTGCAGCGAAGTGGTGGCACTCGGCGCCCGAGGTTGGCGCTACGTCCACCGGTACCGCAGGCATCGAGCTCAAGGCCACCTATGCGGTAGCGCCCGTTCCTACGGCTCAGTCGTATCAGTTGGCGCAGTACACCATCACCGTTCCAACTGGCGCCGGCTCATTCCCGGAAGGCTGGGCGGCGGGCATGATCGTCCGTATCGAAGCGACCTACCCATACACCGTGGTCGAAGGTGGCGCGGGCAGAGACATCATTCGCGGCAACCTGGATCAGGTCGCGCCCTATGTCGGGATGCCAATCGAGATCGTCGGCGCCAACGCGGGCATGTACACCGTGGCGAGCTACACGCCTGGCGAAGGTGGCGCAGCGGACGAAATGACGCTCGACTGGGCGGCAGGCGGCCCGGTGACCGGCCTCCAAGTCGGTGAAGGCCTGCAGATGGGAATTGGCTTTCAAGGCCTGCGCTATCGCATCACCGCCGCCAGCACCGAGGCCATCAGCGTCGACCGGATCAATGCCGAGGGCGATGCCGACGAGGACTGGCCGGGCTTCGATGCGCTCACCACCTCAACCGCCGCGCTCACTCTGGACGGTTCAACCCAAGAGGGTGACTGGGCGGGCCCCTACGCATCCTGCCCGGAAGGTGCCACCACTCGTCGTGTCGCGATTGACGTCTTCTTCCCGCAAGGCCTTGTCCGGATTGGCAGCAAAGGCCAGATGATCGACTTCAAGGTCACGGTGGAGATGCAGTACCGCGACATCAGCAAGGCGGGCGCCTGGACGTCTGTAACCAAGATCTACACCGCCAAGACCCTGGACCAGCTTGGCTACACCGAATACATCGACACCGAAGATATTCGATCCGAGTGGAGGCTGCGTCGGATTGGCGCCAAGTCGACCAGCACCAACGACGCCAACACGGTGCAGTGGTACGGCCTGCGCGCCAACCTGCCAGCACCAACCCGCTACGAAGGCGTGACAATGATCGCCCTGCGCGTGAAGGGCGGCAACCGGATCGCCTCGCAGTCCGAGAGCCAAGTTTCATGCCTGCCAACGCGCATCCTCAAGACGCGCCGCAATGGGCAGTGGACGGCTGAGGAGCCCACCCGGGATATCGTGGCGGCCATCGGCTACATGTGCGAGAGCGTCGGCTACTCCATCGCGGATGGGAACTCTGACCTCGACCTCGACGAGCTGGACCGCCTGCAAGCTATCTGGACGGCACGCGGCGACCACTACGACCGGACATTCGACTCGGCCAGCACCCTCAAGGCCTGCCTGATCGAGGCGCTGCAAGCTGGATTCGCGGAACTGACCATTGACCGCGGCCTCATACGCCCGGTGCGTGACGAGCCTCGAGGCGAGGTGTTCGACCACGAATACACGCCGGTCGTGCGCGAGCTCTACAACCCGCAGGTGATGACCAAGCCGCTCAAGCGCGAGGCTGAACACGTCACGACGGACGACTTCGATGGTGTGGATGTCGAGTACCTGGACGGCACCACCTGGCAGATCGAAACCGTGGAATGCCGACTACCCGGTGATCTCGGTGCACGGACTGAAAAGGTCAAGATCGAGGGTGTCACCAGCCGGGCTAGGGCCTGGCGCATCGGCATGCGTCGGCGCCGCCAGCAGGTCTATCAGCGTATCCGCTACAGCTTCTCGACCGAGATGGACGCACTGAACAGCAGCTACCTCAGCTTTGCCCTGCTGGGCAGCAACGTGCCCGGCTACGGCCAGAGCGCCACGCTCAAGGGGTACGCCAACCTGGGCGGCCAGCACATGCTGGTTTCGAGCGTGGCGTTCGACTGGTCGGCGGGTGGTGAGCACTGGATAGCCTTGCGGCGCCGCGATGGCACAGCCTCCGGGCCCTACGTCGCCACGCGCATCGATGACTATCGGTTGACCATCCCTGCATTGGACTTCACGCCCGTGACGGACAGCGCCATGGATGCACCTGTGCTGCAGTTCGGGCCCAAGGCCACGTTCTGCTATCCCGCCCTGATCAAAGAAGTGACCCCAAGCGGCACTGTCAGCTGCAACGTGACGGCAGTGAACTACGACGAGCGCGTCTATCTGGACGACGACAACTTCCCTCCGGCCTGACCGGAACCTAACGAGCACAGGCCCGCCATCGAGCGGGCTTTTTCATGCCCGGAGAGAATATGCGATACAACACGATGAACCCGGTTGAGCCCAGCGGCTCCAGCGACCCTCGCGACCTCTACGATAACTCCGGCAACATCGATCTGTTTGCCAACAGCGAGCAAATCACTTTCACTAACCGGATTGGCAAGGAGCGTTTTACGCTCAAGGGTATTTCCTCTGCTGCCGCCGATGAAAATATTGCCGTTGGCGCCGCGCAAACAGCACTGGAAGCGGCAATACAGGCCCAGTCAGCGGCGGATGCTGCCATGCTTGGGGCAGATGTATATCCCGATACTGCCGCTGGCCTTGCCGCTACTGCTAACGGGCAATACTTCAGCGTTGTTTCCGCTGATGACCTTGAGTACCTGATTCTTTATTTGAACAGCGGCGGCTCGGCGGTTCAGCAAAAAAGCTATCCCAGTGCACTTGTTGATGTGCTCACCCTTAATAAGGGTAAGGCATTCCCGCTTAAGGCGGCGACGCGTGCGGGGGGCGTGTCGCCCGCGAACGACATTCTCAATCGTGTCGTATTGAGCGTGAAAATTACAGGTGACGCGCAATACTTTGCTGGTAAGTTGTTCCGAATTGCCTATTTTCAAAACGGCGCAGTGCTAGGCGGCAAAGCGGGTGACGGGATAATTCTTGAGGAATTTGATGCTGCAACCTATGCAGCGACCGGAACTGCCACCACCATCCATAACTATTCTGATGCCAGCCCAGGAATTGTCAGGGCCGGAGGCATTCAAACAATATCGGTGGTCCCCGCTCAGCGGCCCAAACTGCGCTTCATCATTACTATCGATGCCTCGGCACTTCCTGCAGCCGGAACCCCACTCAATGCACTTACATCGCCTTTCGGCGGTTACTCATGGATTATTGAACAGTCAGCGTATGTCCCCATCCAGGGCATGGGTGACTCAATCGCAATCAATCGATACAGAGTTTATCCGCTGCGCGCCAGTGCGAGGAATGGGGCTACCAGCGCTGAACCAGCCGCCCTCATGGCGGGGCTGCTGGACGTGCAGGTAAATGGTGCGCGCCCTGGTAAGCTATACCGGATCGCGTATTTCAAGAACGGTACTACTGCTCTACCTGGGCCGGCAGACGGCTGGATTCTCGAAGAATACGACGCGCTTAACTACGAAACATCAGCTAACCCTTCACTGACCGTCGTCAACTATACAGACCCGGCGCCCGCAATCACTCGCTCAGGTGTTCAGACCATAGTGGTCTCAAGCCCGACCATTGCTGGTTTGTCGTTCAGGATTACTCTCGATACAGCACTGCTCCCTGCGTACGGGACCCAAATCGCAAGCAACCTGTCGCATCAGGCGGGCTACAGCTTCATCATCGATCCTCAGCGATATATCGTAGCGACCTCGGCATCTGCGTCGACATTGCCAGTCCAGTGGTCGCTGGATAACTCCGGAAATCTGATCTTGTCCTGGGCCAGCAAGGACAGTTGCTACCGTGTTCGATTTGGCCTGCTTGGCGTCAACCAAGTGCCTAATATCCTGGCCACCAGCTGGGCGCCAGGCGCCGACCTGGCTAACGCGGTTTGGACTGTGCTGAACACGACAGGTAGCGACTACCTTCCGCCAATGCAAGTATCCGCCCAGGCAAATGGCGATGGTGGGGCGCTAGCTTTCACTGGTGGCGCCCACGGATCAAACGGCGATTCTACAGGCAGCCCAACCGCGCGCAACACGCTGTACCAGTCGTTCGCTGACGGTCAGCCAATCTTGCCTGGCACCACAGGTCGAGCCGGCTGCGTCAGCCTGCAAATCGTCAACGAGCTGATGGGGTACAACACGAAAACGCTGAGCCGGTACATCTTGCGGCAGTCCTTCGCCATCGATGTCACGCCATCTGGCGTGGTAGTCACGGCTGACGTTACCGCGCTGGAGCCGATCAGTGTCCTGACCGACTATGCGCTACAGGGAATCACTTTCGGTTACCAAGGCACGCAACTGGTACTTGGCGGGCAGAACACCGCCAGGGTTCCATTCGTGAACGGCGCGCAATCCCAGTCGGGCTCGAAGTCGGCCTACCCAAATGCTTGGGCGGCAGTGTTTCAAGATCCCGATCATGGACAAATGACGCTGTGGATGGACAAGAGCTACGCGGACGGCGACGGCAAGTATGTCGATCCTGCTGGAATTCTCGTTCGGGGAGAGGCAACCACCAAGTGGTACTTGGGCGTTGTGCTGCCATCTGCGAGCGGCACGCAGAATCCGCATAACTTTGCAGCGGGTGCTGGATACAAGTACCGGGCCGGCTTGTCCTGGCAATCGAATGGAATGCAGCCTGCAGGTTACGACTCCCTGGTTGCAATGAAGATCCAGGGAGCGAACACCTTCGCCTATGGCCTGCCTGACGCGAGCTTTGTTCGAGTCAGTTAAGCAGTTCGTGGATGCCGCCAAGGACGGCGGCAACAACAATGAATGTGGAAGTGCAGCACATAAACGAGCGCACCGGGCCCCAGGTTATGTCCTGCTCAGCTGGAGGGATGTTGAACATCGCTCTATACATCGGGTCGTCATGTTCGTGATCCTTCTCTGACATTGCCTTTCTCCTGAAATACAGACGGAGGGATTCTATATGGTGCTGAAGCTCTCGCCCAGCATACGACTTCCTTCGCTTCAAGTTCTGTTGAATTTCTCACTACTCACAGCGATGCCGGCACTTTCCTCGGGCTTACAATGAGTAAGCCGGATATTTCGCCACCATGAATTGGCTTACGCCACCGGCCTGACCGCCACCCATCCAAAGCCGCCTTCGGGCGGTATTTTTTTGCCTGGAGAAAACCCAATGGCTCGAATTTCTGCTGCCGATGCCGGCGGCCCGAACGTGCTCGCCTTCCTGGACATGCTGGCCTGGTCCGAGGGTACCTCGACTATCGCGGCCAGTGACGACGGCTACAACGTCCTGGTCGGCGGCAAGCTGTTTGCCGACTACAGCAAGCACCCGCGTGTGCTGGTCCCGCTGCCGCGCTATGGGATCAGTAGCACCGCCGCAGGCCGGTACCAGTTCCTGGCTCGCACCTGGGATGCCATCGTCAAGAACTACGGCTTCAAGGGCCGGTTCATTCCTGAGGCCCAGGACCTGGCTGCTATCAAGCTGCTGACCGAGTGCGGGGCGCTTCCGCACATCAAGGCCGGCCGCATCAATGAAGCGATCGCCAAGGCCGCGCCGATCTGGGCCAGCCTTCCCGGAGCAGGGTACGGCCAGCGTGAGCACAAGTTGGTGGCACTGCTGGGCATCTACGAGGCCGAGCGCGCAGCCGAGGCGCAGCCCGAGAGCCAGTTGGTGGCGATGTTCTGCGCGTGCGGCGGGGAGATGGCGGCTTGATCGCGCTGCCCGCCGGCGCTGGCCGGTTGCTGGCGGCGCTGGCCGGCTGTGCGCTGCTGATCGGCCTGGGCGCAGCCGGCGGCGTGTGGCAGGCGGCCCGGCATTACCGGCCACAGCTGGACGCCTCGGTCGGGGAGGCTGCCACCTGCAAGGCTGCTCGCGACCACCTGGTCGGCCTGGCCAATGAGCAGGGCAAGGCGCTGGGCGACCTGCAGTTGGCTGCTCAGCAACGCCAAGCACAGGCCGAGCAGGCGGTGGAGGGCGCGCGCGTCGAGGCCGGGGTCGACTATGCCGCAGCGAACCGCCTGCAGCAGGAGCGCACCGGTGGCGACCAGTGCACCGCCGCCACCTCGATCATCGACAAGGAGCTTGGGCTATGAAGGTTGCAGCTGAATTCCTGCGAGGGGTGGGGGTGCTCGCAGGGATCGTGCTGGTCGCCGCGTGCAGCCGGCAGATCGAGCCCCAGATCCGCACCGTCCGGGTCGAGGTCCCCGTCCAGGTGCCGTGCCGCGCGCCGGAGGTCGCCGTCCCGCCCTGGGCAGCCGCCGGCCTGAAGAAGGGCGACAGTCTCGAGGTGAAGGTCCGGGCCCTGCTGGCCGAGCGCCGACAAAGGATCGGATACGAGAAGCAGCTGGTCGCAGCGGCGGGCGCGTGCCGCTGATCGGCATTGCCCACGGCGCAGCCTGAGCGATACGATACTGTATCTTTGTACAGTGTATTTGCCATGATCTCTCACATCCCCGAAGCCTGGCTCGAAGCCCTCAACAACCAGCCGGCCTGGATTGACCAGCCAGACGACTATGCCGTCGCGCTGTCTGCTCGAGCTATGGACCTGCACCGCCGGCGCCAGATCGATGCCGACACGCTGTCCGACATGCTGGAGATGGTCGAGGCCGGGCGGTGGTACATGCTGGTGGAGATAGAGGAGGCCTACGCCATGGGTCTGTTCGGGTATCACCCCGAGGTGTGCGAGTGA